CGCGGCCGTTTGTTCCGGGTGCATTCGTCGCAGGTACCATCATGGATGATCTGGTTGCGGCCTTTTGCGAAGGCTTGGCCCTCGTATCGGTCAGTGTCGGGGACGGGTCAAACGACGTGCGCATTGCGCCGGCAGATGCACCGCTCGCGCCACAACAAGCGACGCGCGAGCGCTGGTGGTGCCGCCGCGCGGCGGAAGCCGAATATATTGCCGATGCGGCACGCCGCGCCCTCCGGCGTCAGCGCGGACAGCCGCTCGATGCCGCGCGCCTTGCGGATGCGGTGCTCCGCGCGGCCCACCGCCAGGGCATCGTGCTATTGACGGATGCGGAGGTGATTGCGCAGGCAGAACAGGTGATCGCGCGACTTGATGATGAAATCGAGAAGCAGAGACGCGCCGGCACGCTGAAATCCGTCAACCAGTTCTACAAGCAATACCGCCTCGAAGCGACGGCGCGCGGCGAGCGCGTGCTGCCGTATGCGAAATGGATGGCGCAGTACAAAGCCCGCCTGATGCGCGACATCGCCGCGAATATGCGATAGGGCTTCATAGCTTCAGATTAAATTGGCATCGCGTTTCCTTCGGCTTGTCCCCGCAAATGCGGAGTGCGGTCGGAAGCGCCGCAAGAACGGGATTCTCGCTTGCGCCTGAATACGCGGAGAATGCTCGACGTTAAAGCGACCACGCTCTGAGGCAGGCCGACCGCTCGCTTTTGCGATCCAAGTCGGCGTTTTGCTCCTCGCTTTACGAATCATTTTGCGAATCATTGGCAAGTGCGGCTCCGAAAACCCCCTTGCCCAGCCCATTGTCAGCGCCGGCGCGCAAAAATTTTTCGTGCGATCGTTCAACGGCTTAGTCGCTAAAATGGTGACACACGCCGCGCGCCGTCGTTGACAGCAGGTCGCCGCGGGCGCATTTCATCGCGCGCATGCGGGCTTTGCAGCATTGCGCCCGCCGCTCAGCCAAGCCTCTCCCGCCACGTCCCGGCCCAGGCTCGCGTCGCCCAAACGGCGACCGGCCCGACGCTGCTTTGCATTGCGTGTGCGCGCGGGGCTGCTCGGCCCACCGAAACCTCTTCCAGCATAACAGGTGACGACGTGACTACGGCGAAAGGCAAAGTGAAGTTTTTCAACGAGAACAAGGGCTACGGCTTTCTCACCCGCGACGACGGCTCAGGCGATGTGTTCGTGCATCGCACCGATCTGCCCGCCGACATTGGACCGCTCTACGAAGGGCGCGCGTTCAATTTCGACATCGAGATGACCGTTCGCGGCCTGCGCGCGGTCAATATCACGCCGATCTCGTCCGCCTAGCTGGACCGAAGCATGCGTCCGTTTTTGATACGCCCGTCCGGAGACACAGCGTGAGCCGCGTGAAAGCAAGAGCAAGAACACAGAACACGAATGGACAGCCAAGGCGACCCGTCGCAGCGGTCCGTGCCAGGAGAATTCAAGCTCACCGCGAAACAGGCCGAGGCGGAACGGCTTTTGCAACTGTCGCGCCGGCACACGCTGCTGGTCGGCGGCGCGCGCTCCGGCAAGACCTCGTTGCTGGTGCGGGCCATCGCGGAGCGGGCGGTGCGGGTGGCAAAATCGCGGCACGCCATTCTGCGCCTGCGCGCCAATGCCGCGCGCGCCTCGATCGCGTTCGACACGCTGCCCAAGATTTTTGCGCTGTGTCATCCCCGCGCGCGCCTGAAACCGCACAAGAGCGACGGCTATTTCGCTCTGGAAAACGGCTCGGAAATCTGGATCGGCGGCCTCGACGACAACGAGCGGGTCGAAAAGATTCTCGGCAAGGAATACGTCACGATCTTTCTCAATGAATGCTCACAGATTCCTTATGCAAGCGTGCTGATCGCGCTCACGCGGCTCGCCCAGGTCGCCGGTGATCTCCATCAGGCCGCCTATTACGACCTCAATCCGACCAGCAAGGCGCATTGGACCAATATTCTGTTCGGCGAGAAGCGCGATCCGATCTCGCGCCAGCCGCTCGACGACCCCGACAATTACGTGCGCATGTTCCTCAATCCGCTCGACAATGCGGAAAACCTGTCGGCGGATTATCTGAAAGGCCTGCAGCGGCTGCCGGAGCGGCAACGCCGGCGCTTCTTCGAAGGTGTCTATGTCGACGATGTTGAGGGCGCGCTGTTCAGCTATGAGCAGATCGCCCGCGCCCGCGTCGAGGAGATTGCGCTGCCGCGCTGCCGCGAGACCGTTGTCGCGGTCGATCCTTCGGGAGCCGCCAACGCGCAGGACGAGGGCGCCGACGAGATCGGCATCGTCGTCGCCGGCCGCGGCGACGACGGCGATGCCTATGTGCTTGCCGACCGCTCGTTGCGCGATGCGCCGGCGGTGTGGGGCCGCATCGCGGTGCACGCCTACCGCGAATTCGACGCGCAGCGCATCATCGCGGAGGAGAATTTCGGCGGCGAGATGGTGCGCTTTGTCATCCGCGCCGCCGATCCCGCCGTTCCGGTGCGCGTGATCTCGGCCTCGCGCGGCAAGGTGCAGCGGGCCGAGCCGATCTCGGCGCTCTACGAGCAGGGCCGCGTGCATCACGTCGGCCGCTTCGCCAAGCTCGAAGACCAGCTCTGCGCCTTCACCACGGCCGGCTATCGCGGCGAGGGCAGTCCCGATCGCGCCGATGCGCTGGTCTGGGCGCTGACCGAGCTGATGCTCGGCCAGACCGAAGGCTTCGGCATCTTCGAGTACTACCGCCGCCAGGCGGAAGCCGCGCAGCGCGCGAGCGCCGCGCCGGAAAGGCCGGCCGCGGCGATGGCCAGGACGATCAAGCTCAAGCCGCCGGCCGAGACCTCGACAGTGCACGCCGACGGCAAAGTCTATCTCGCCGACGCGCATGGCCTTGTCGAAGTCGCGGAGCAGGAGGCGGCGCGTTTTCTCGATCAGGGCTTTGTGCCCGCCGCGTGAGCCCGCAGCTTTGTTGCGGGGGAGAGGCGCCGAACCTGCCTGACCGCGCCCGCGCGCGCCGCTGCCCTGCCATCCACACACAGGTTTTCCAAAAATGCCCGAGCAGACAAGCGGTGGCGCGAAAGCTGCGCCGGCCTCGCCGTCGGCGTGGCCGCTCTCGCCCTATCAGGTCAATGTCGCCCAAGGCGCGCCGACTGGCGCGGGCGGCAGCAGCCGCGGCGGCATATCGCGCGGCACCGGCGCCGACTGGTTCGGCCCGCTTGATCCGCTTGCGCCGATCGCGCCGCCGCAAGTCGCCGGCCGGCGCTTCGATTTTCCGCCCGGCTATAACGTCGTCACCCGCCCGCGCGCCTATGAGGCCATCGGTTTTGCCGAGTTGCGCGGCTTTGCCGACGCCTACGATCTGCTACGGCTGGTCATCGAGACGCGCAAGGACCAGATGGAGCGCCAGCGCTGGTGCATCCGCCCGCGCGATCCGAAGTTCATGCGCAAAAATGCAGGCAAGAGCGCCGTCGTCGACGCCGAGATGAGCGCGCGCATCGCCACGGTCAAAAAATTCTTCCACAAGCCCGACGGCACCACCCGCTGGAAGACCTGGCTGCGCTCGCTGCTCGAGGACATGTTCGTCATCGACGCGGCCACGCTCTATTGCCAGCGCACCCGTGAAGGAAAACTCGTCGCGCTACATCAGCTCGACGGCGCCACCATCAAGCGCGTGATCGACGACTTCGGCCGCACGCCGCAGCCCTATACGGCGCCCGACGGCGGCATCGTCTATCCGCCGGCCTATCAGCAGGTGCTCAAAGGCCTGCCGGCGGTCGATTACTCGGCGCGCGACATCATCTATCGCCCGCGCAATGTGCGCGCGCACCGCGTCTATGGCTATTCGCCGGTGCAGCAGGTCTTGATGACCGTCAACATCGCGCTGCGCCGCCAGCTGTGGCAGCTCGATTATTATTCCGAAGGCTCGATCCCCGACGCGCTGATCGGCGTGCCCAACGGCTGGACGCCGGACCAGATCAAGCAATTCCAGGATTACTGGGACCAGGAATTCGCCGGCGACCTGGCGCGCCGCCGCCGCGCCAAGTTCGTGCCCGGCGACACCGCCGCCAAGGTGCATCAGACCAAGGAGCCCGAGCAGAAGAACGACTTCGACGAATGGCTCGCCCGCATCATCTGCTACGCCTTTTCGGTGCCGCCGCAATGGGCGGTGAAGCTGATGAACCGCGCCACCGCCGACAACCAGTCGGCGCAGGCGCAGGAGGAAGGCCTCGAGCCGACTAAGGAGTGGGTCAAGGACCTCATCGACGAGATCATCGCCGAGGAGTTCGCCTCGCCTGATCTGGAGCTCGCCTGGCTCGATGAAGATACCGACGAGAAGACCGAGCAGGCCCAGTTCGAAGCCCGTGTCAGGATCGGCGCCGCCACGCTCAACGAATTCCGCGACGCGCTCGGCCTTGACCCGTTCGACTCGCCGGCCGCCGACCGGCCCATGGTGCTCACCGCATCAGGCTACGTGCCGATCGAGAGCAATTTAGAGGGGCAGGGCACGAGCGCGCAGAGCGGGTCTGCGATACAAGGCTCGCAAGACCGCGCGTCAGTTCGGAAGAGTATCTCCAAGGACCTCGGCACGCACGACGGACGCTTCCTCCGGCGCAGCATAGATGCCGCGCTGATCTCGAAAGCAAGTCCCGATGATCCCGAACATCCTGGTTGGCCAGCCAAGACAACGGGCGGATTGGGCGGAAAATTCCGGCCTAAAGATGATGACGAGGAATCGAATGATCACAGGATTCGGCTCGCGGCCGAAGATGATCCGAAAAAGTCCTCGGATGCAACTGGCGGGGACCTTCCCGAACCCACCGATTCCGATGGATTTTGACCTAAGCCCCAAGCTTCATCCAGTGATGAGTAGAGTCCCGGGTTGATTTGAGCCTTGCTGGCTCGGCCGTGCAACGGGATGGGGCCCGGAGCCCTCAACAAAGCGCAGCGCCCGCGTGGCCGCGTTGATGTCCGCTCAAAAACTTAGCAGTGTCACCCGCTTGCCACAGGCGGCGAATTTCAGGATCATTCCACAAAGCCACGATGTCCTTCGCGTAAGCTTGCCCTATAATTGTCATCTGATCGCTTGGACCACGGCGCCGCGTCCGTCTTTTGGGAGGATGCAGATCACGCGGGTGCTTTCGTTTGCCGGTTCGCAGCACCAGCCAGCGATGGGGGCGTATCATGAAGATCAAGATTTTCTTTGCTGTCGCTGCGCTGCTCGCGGTGTCGGCGTCCTCTGCCGTCGCGCAAGTGCTACCGACGCCGGTAACCGGCACGGCCTCGGCCAGCGCGAGCAGCTGGATTGCCGGCGGCGAAGCCGGCTACAACTGGCAGCAGGCGCCTGGGTCTACGGGCTCGCCGCCGACATATACGGCACGCATCTCAACAGCCAGGCGAACACGGTTGTGACCAACGTTGTTCCCGCTTTCGCCAACGTCAGCAGCGATATCGACTGGTATGGCACTGTTCGCGGTCGTCTCGGTTGGTCATCCGGTCCGCTCTTATTTTACGGCACCGGCGGCCTGGCCTACGGCGGGCTCAATCTGAGCAGCAGCTTGAGCGCGCCCGGCGTGCCGATAGCTTTGAGCGCGCAGACGTCGTCGACGCGTGCCGGTTGGGTCGCCGGCGGCGGCATCGAATATATGTGGCGTCCGAATGTGCTGATCGGTCTCGAGTACCAGTACGTGGACCTCGGAACACTCAATCTGGCGGCTGCGGCCAACGGACCCGCCGGCTCAACAGCAAGTCTCGGCGCCAGCGAGCACGGGCGATTTTCCGCATTCACAGTCGGCATGAGCTGGCTGTTCACGCCGACCGGCGCGCCGGTGCGCGTTCCATCATACGGGGCATGGGAAGGCGGCTTTGTCGGCGGCAAGGTCGGCGGAGCCTGGGGCAATGACACCAATGCGACCTATTCGTTCTTCCCGGGCTTCCCCTCCGACGCTCGCCTCAAGCGTGACATTGTTCTGGTCGGCCGCCTCGATGACGGGCTCGGGCTTTACCGCTACCGCTATCTGTGGAGCGACACCGTCTATGTTGGCGTGATGGCGCAGGAGGTCGCGCTGTTGCATCCTGAGAGTCTGACTCAAAAATGA